AAAGAACAGCTAATAAAATAATGGACGAAAGGTCAAAAGAAGAAACAATGGAAAAGAGAAGTATAAATTACGAGTTTCGCGCTATGCCAGAATCTCGCACCATCGTAGGCACTGCTACGGTGTTTAACTCTGCCTACGATATGGGTTGGTATGATGAAGAGATGAGTCAAGATGTATTTACTAACTCCGACATGAGCGATGTAGTGGCATTGTTTAATCATGATGCTAATATGGTTTTGGCAAGGACTAAATCTGGTACGCTAAAATTAAAGGTTACTGGTAATGCTATGGAATATGAATTTGAGGCACCAAATACTACTTTAGGTAATGATCTTTTAGAGATGGTTAAACGTGGTGATGTTTATCAATCATCATTTGCTTTTAGTGTTGAGGCAGAAGACTGGCAAGAAAGGGAAGGCATGAAACCAAAGAGAGTGATTAGAGGCATAAAGAAAGTATATGATGTTTCTCCAGTAACTTATCCGGCTAATCCAGACACAATGGTTGCCAAGCGCAGCTATGAGCAGATAGCAGGAAAGGTAGATGAAGATTTACAAAGCGTTATTGACATATCAGTAAAATCTGAAATTAATATACAGAACGAATTACGCAGGAATGCCCTGCACTTATTAAATTTAAAAACAAAATAATGACTGCAAAGGAATTAAGAGAAAAGCGGGCTTCCGATTACGCAATAATGGAAGACCTACAAAAAAGAGCCGCAGCCGAAGGTAGATTGATGTCTGCTGACGAATCCGCACAATGGGATAAAGCAGATGGTTCTTTTAAAAGTTATACAGACCAAATTTCTCGTTTAGAAAGATGGAATGAAATTAACTCTGAAACAAGAGGAGTTAGTGTTATTGAGGACACACTTGCTGCATTGCCAACTGATAAAAGAGAGATTGTAAAGTCTCCAGAGTATCACTCTGCGTTCATGAAGGCGATTGCTAAGAGAGAGTTGAATAACAAAGAAAGTAACTTGCTTCGTGAAATGCGTGGTACTGCTACTATTACAACTGCCGAGACTGGCTTGGCTGGTGGTTATGTTATTCCTTACCAATTCTCAAACGAGTTGGAAAGAACAATGGCTTACTACGGCCCAATGTTACAAGTTAGCCGTATAATAACGACTCCTCAAGCAGGTACTTTGTACTGGCCAAAGGTAAATGATACTGGTACATCTGCAAACTGGCACACAGAAGGTGGAGCGGTGACTGTACAAGACATGACCTTTACAAGAGAGACTTTTGCAGCTCACGTTTGTAACACATTGGTAAAAGTATCTGTTGAATGGGCAAATGACGAGTTTGGTCTATTGAATAGTGAATTACCAATCATGTTAGGTGAGCGTTTAGGTAGAGCGTTAAACACTGCATTTACTACCGGTGATGGTTCTGGCAAACCAACAGGATTCAGAGATGTTGCACCTTCCGGTGTAGAATCTGCATCTACTGGCGCGTTTACTGCTGCTAACTTGGTTGACCTTGTTCATTCAGTTGACATTGCTTACCGTAACTCACCATCTGCTGCATTTATGATGCATGACCAGATTTTGAGCGCGGTTAGGAAGTTAAACTTTGATACTGCAAATAATCCATTATTCCAACCATCACTTAGAGAAGGTACACCAGACAGATTGCTTGGTTACAATTTCTTTGTGAACAATGATTTACCATCTGCACAGGCTGCTGATGCGAAGATTATTTTCTTTGGAGATTGGAGTAAGTATATAATCCGTGCTGTTGCAAACAATGTCCTTGTGCCATTGCGTGAGCGTTTCATGGATGAGATGGAAATAGGTTTCTTAATGTATGCAAGGTATGATGGCAAATTGCTTAATACGGCTGCAATTAAGCACCTAAAGAATCTGTAATTTCATTAGGGATCTAATCTGGAGGACTTGAAATATAGTCCTCCATTTTAAAATATAATCAAATGGCTTGGAAAGTAACTACTGCACCTGTTAATGAACCTTGGACACTTGCCGAGGTAAAAAGCTATTTAAAGATTGATGATTCAAACGAAGATTCAATGTTAAATACTCTTATAAAAGGTGCAAGGATGGTGGCAGAGAGTTATTTAAACCAAGCATTAATTACACAAACAATAACGGAGAAGTTTGATAGGTTATCTAATCCTACTCTTTACCTTAGTGTATCTCCAGTTATTGCTGTTACTAATTTCCAGTACGCAGATAGCCAAAATACTACGCAAACCTTTGCAGCGACAGACTATGTCGTTGACACATTTAGTAAACCAGCACGGCTTTCTCTTGCTTACGGGAAAACATGGCCTACACTTTACGGAAATATAAATGATGTAACGATTACTTATACGGCTGGATACGACACAGAAAGTAGCGGTGTGCCATTCCAAATAAGACAAGCTATCTTATTAATGATAGCCGATACCTACGAGAATAGGCAAGATTACGTTAGAAAATTACCTACTGCATCTCAATATTTACTTGACCAATATCGCGTTCAATATTTCTAATGAAGTATAACAAAAATGAAATTATTGGTCGAATGCGTGATCGGATAATTATCCAAAATGTCACACGTTCAAAATCAGACACAGGCTATGCCTCCGAGTCATGGGCAGATTTATCTACCGTTTGGGCGAATGCCGAAAGCAAGTTACCTCCATCAAATGAAACGGTGATAGATGGAAAGAATACTGCTAAAAATATAAGCGACTTTACTATAAGATATACGACAGGCATAGACGAAGAAAGTCGTATTATTTGGAATGAGAAGTTATATCAAGTAAGGAATATAAAGGTAAGTCACGATCGAAGATTTATAAGTTTTCAAGGCGAGTTCTACGACTCATACATACTTACCGGTGTTTCTGTTGCTGCCATTCTTACAGCCAATGCCAGTGTATCATCTAATATTAAAGTGATACACAATGTCCTTGCTGCAATGAATGCCATAGCAACGACGAACGCTGAATTAACAGTGAGCCAACAAGGTCAAGTCTTGGTTGAGGCTTCTCTATCCGCATCTGGCAATCTTTCTGCTGATGCTACAAAAGTGATATTAATTAATAGCGATGTTACGGCAAACGGCACTTTAGCTGCTGCGGTGACAAAAGTTATAAATATAGATAGTACACTAAATGCAAATGCTACTTTAGTAAGCGATGCTTTAGTGAGCAAAACATTATTAAGCACATTAAATGCAAATGCTACTACATCGGCTGATGTTGATGTAGTAACACAAGGCTCTGTTAGTGTAGATGCTTCATTGACTGCAGTAGGTACTGTTGCGGCAGAAATAAAACGTACAGTTACTTTAGAAAGTAGTTCAAGTACAAGCGCAACGACAGAATTAAACGCTACGCTTACCAAAGTAATTGAGGCAAGTGCAACAGCTACAGCTAACACACAAAGTACAGCACAGTTAACCATACCAGTTAACGCAGCTGCAAATGCTACGGCTAACACTACGGCAGATGCTACATTATCCTATACAGTAAATGCCGAGTTAAATGCTACGGCTCAAACAACAGTTGAGGCACAAATAACAAGGATTATCTCCGCAGAAATGACTGCAACAGCACAGACAAGCGTTGAGGCAGGTATCGGAGTTACATTTGTATCTTCATTAATGGCTGCTGGCTCTGTCACAGATACAAGTCTTTTAAGAACTGCAACCTTGGAGGCAAGCGTAACTGGAGCGGCAACGGTAACAGGTGCGACATTGGATGTAGTACCATCTACGGTTACAGTTGATTACCTTATTGTTGGTGGAGGAGCAAGCGGTGGTAATAATGGTGGCGGTGGAGGTGGTGCTGGGGGATATAGAGAATTTACAGGAATAAGTATTAGTAAAAATATAGCTTATCCAATTACTGTTGGAGATGGAGGAGTTGCAGTTGCTTTTGTTGCTACGCCTTTAAATGGAAATTCTGGAAGTCCATCAATATTTAATAGTCATTCATCTGCTGGTGGTGGTGGTGGTGGTTCTAATTCTGGAACAGCAAGTATTAGAAATGGTATTGATGGTGGTTGCGGAGGTGGCGGTGCAGGTCGAAACCCTGGAGGTGGAACTGGTGGTGCTGGAGATACGCCAACAACAAGTCCAAGTCAAGGTAAAAATGGAGGAAATGGTGCTGCTAATTTAAGCACAGCTTTTGGTGCTGGTGGCGGTGGAGGTGCTGGAGTCAATGGAAGTGCTGGAACTGGCTCAATAGGTGGTGCTGGTGGCGCTGGTGTAACATCTACTATATTTAGTGTAACTAAATCTGGAGGTGGCGGTGGAGGTGCTGAAGGAGGTTCTGGAGGCGGTGCTGGAGGTTCGGGAATTGGTGGCGCTGGTGGAAATAATAGTAACGGTGTTTCGGCATCTGCAAATACAGGTTCTGGTGGTGGTGGTGCTGGTGGTGCAAATACAAGCGGAGGCGGTGGTAAAGGTGTTGTATTTATTAGGTCAACTGTCTTAGCAACATCAACAACACCAACAACAACACCAACAACATCAGGTATTTATTATATTTATACTTTTAATGGAACAGGCTCAATAACTTTTTAATATGGGAAGTTTTGTAAAATTAAATAAAGATAATTATGTCATACAAGGTGTATCTCTTTTAAATGAGGTATTTACTATAAATGATATAGAAATTGAGCAAATTGGTATAGATTTTTTAAATAATTTATACAATACAAATGATAGATGGTTAAAAATGTCTTACAACACGCGTGGCGGCATCCATTATCAAGCCGACAACAATACACCAAGCCAAGACCAAAGTAAGGCATTTAGAAAAAATGCAGCTGGAATAGGTTACTATTATGATAGTATTAGGGATGCTTTTATCCCTCCTAAACCTTTCCCATCATGGACATTAAACGAACAAACTTGCCTTTGGCAATCACCTATTCCTTATCCAAATGATGGCAAAATGTACCAATGGAATGAGGAAATAGGCAACTGGGAAGAAATAAACCTAACACGATGAAAATAGCCATTTTTACAAACATCAACTCCCCTGCTACCGACTTTTACCGAACGGTTGGCTGCTATGCCTACATGGGGCATGATATAAGATACCTTGCCATTGAATCGGCAAAGTGGTATGATTTAATGGATGTTGATGTGGTAGTGGCTAAATCTCCTAATGGCATGGCTTACTTTGAAATGCTAAGAGAGTGTAAAAGAATGGGTAAGAAGATTATCATTGACCATGACGA